GCGTGCCGACTGACTTACGATCTTACCACCTGTAAATTTAATGAAACTCAAGCAACCGATGACGAGTTCGATCCAACCACGGACTTTTGAGGAAGTACTGGAGACCACTACTGGTAACTACTATTTCCGTACTTATGCAAGTGACGGTTACCCTCTTTACATCATGCCTGTGGATGATCCAGCTGCATATCTGAAGCGTCCTAACCCTCCTACCCCTGAAGCTGTAGCCCGAGCACAATTTGTTGACAAGACCTATGTTTGGAAGGAACCTGGTAAGACGGCTAAACCTTCTTGAACTACTTATCTTCATAACTAATTTGTTTATTGTCGCTGGTGTAATCCGGCATTGGAATGACGCTTATCTTTGACTTAGAAACAAACGGACTTCTCTATGATGTTACCAGCATCCACTGTTTGGCTATCTACGATACGGAAGTTGAACAGATGCTTGTTTACAATGACGAAGGTAACACTGAACCTCTTAGTCGCGGTATCCAAAGACTTGAGGATTCTGAGTGTATTGTGGGGCACAATATTATCAATTATGACTTACCCGTTATTCGCAAACTTTATCCCTGGTTTGATACCCGGTCCCGTGTTCTTGATACTTTGGTGCTTAGCCGTGTATGTCATCCGGATATACTCAGCATAGACGGTAAACGTAAATGGAAACACATGCCCCCGGTGCTTTATGGTAGGCATAGTTTGGAGTCTTATGGGTACCGCCTCGGTGAGTACAAAGGGGACTTCGGTAAGACATCAGACTGGAAGGAGTGGTCGCAGGAAATGCAAGACTACATGGTACAAGATGTTGTTGTTACTACGAAACTTTGGAAACACTTTCAACCATACCTGAATGGATCACGTTAGAACATCAGGTAGCACAAATACTTACTGATCAAGAACTACATGGATGGTACTTTAACGAGTCTGCTGCATGGGAACTTGAATCAACTCTCAGACGAGAGCTTGAAAGTCTTAATCAATTACTACGCGACAGGCATCCTTACGTGGCAGGGTCGGAGTTTACTCCTAAGCGACCTAATAAAACACAAGGATACATCACTGGCGCTACTTTCACTAGACTAAAAGAACTCAACCCAACCTCCAGGGATCACATCGCCTGGGTCATGCAAAACTTTCATGGCTGGACTCCTACAGAATTTACCAACAAAGGTAAGGCGACTATTGATGAGGTTGTTCTCAAAGACATCGGATCAGACATTGCACTTAAATTCTTTCGTGGTCTTGAGCTTACGAAACAGCTCGGGATGTTGTCTGAAGGTGTCAACGGATGGCTTAAGTTGGTACGTGATGGACGGATCCATCACCACTGTTCTGTAGCCACCAATACTTTTCGATGTGCTCACCGTAAGCCCAACTTAGCTCAGGTACCAAGTGATCTTAACTTTAGAAAACTATTCACCGCTAGTCCTGGTTATGTCATGGTTGGTGCTGATCTCGCAGGTATTGAACTACGAATGCTTGCCCACTACTTGGCTCGATATGATGGAGGCAGGTACGGAGATGTACTTCTCAACGGTGACATTCACCAAGAGAATGCAGACAAGATAGGTATTAGCCGCCGTCTAGTTAAGACAGTTACTTATGCCTTTTTGTACGGAGCTGGAGATAAGAAGATAGGTCTAAGTTATGATCCTCAACTATCAGACAAAGATGCAACTACCAAGGGTAAAGAGATCCGTCAAGCTTACATGGATGCAATTCCAGGACTTGAGAAACTGGTTACTGCGGTTAAGTCCAAGGCAGAATCTGGTTACATACGTTTGTGTGACGGGCGCAGCCTGCCTGTTGATGGTAGCCACAAAGCCCTTAACTACTTACTCCAAGGGAGCGCGGGTAGTGTAGCCAAGCAATGGATGGTTCACACTCATAACGTTATTCAGCTCAATCAAATCAAGGCTTATCAACTAGCCTTTATACACGACGAACTACAATTTGAATGCCCACCCGATTATGCCGACACCCTTAAGTCAGCTCTTGAGATATCCTCTCTCACCGCTGGAGAGAGCTATGATCTTAGAATCCCTATCTCAGCCGAATCTAAAGTCGGACAAACCTGGGCAGATGTTCACTAGTCATTACCACTTCTATGTCCGAAGATCTTCAAATGCCTAACGGCGATTTTCTAAAAAACTACCCAGACGTAACTCGTGTTGAAGTTATTACCCGCGAAGGTCGAGAGTTTGTACGCTATGAATGCTCAAATGTTCAAGTGAGCCTTCAAGACGATGGGCAAACAATTAAAGTTTTCCTGTTTAGCACCTACGACTGAGACCTCTTAACCACCTTCATTAATTAACCCACCACAAACTAATGGCAGTAAAATCAAAAACAGCACTGGGACGCGTTGAGTTCCAATCACGTGCTAAATACAAGCACACACGTCAAGGTAATGGTATCCGCAGTCTTCCTTCGCATGGGCGAAAGCTTAAGCGGGGACAAGGTAAATGAGTCTACTGATAGATGCAGATTATATCGTCTATAAGTGCTGCGCCGCTACCGAAACAGAAATTGACTTCGGGGAAGATCTTATCGTCGTTACCTCCCGATTCAGTGAGGCATACGAATACGTTGAACGAGAACTCTATAACATCGCTTCTGACCTTGGATGTTTTGATGACTCTATTCTGTTCTTTTCTGATAGTATCAACTTTCGTAAATCTATTGACCCAGCGTATAAAGGACATCGTAATCGAAAGAAGCCGTGTGGCTACAAAAGGGTCATCAACAAACTCAAGGAAGACTACCACGTTGTTATAATGCCAACCTTGGAAGCTGATGATGCAATGGGCATCTACGCTACAAAAGAGGATGGACATATTATCTGCAGCCCTGATAAGGACATGAGACAGATACCTGGTGAGTTGTACGACTTCACCCAGGAAGTGAGTACTATCACCCCAGAAGGGGGTTACCAATGGCATCTTATTCAAACACTAGCAGGTGATCAAACAGATGGTTATGCTGGTGTACCTGGTATTGGTATTAAACGTGCTGTAACTCTCTTTGAGAAAGATGGATACACATGGGATACAGTAGTCAAAGCATTTGCTGAGAAAGATCTTAGTGAAGACGTTGCACTAATGAATGCCCGCCTTGCTAAGATTCTACAAGTAGAAGACTATGATTTCACCAATCAAGAACCAAGACTTTGGTCTCCCAGCTCCAGTGACAGAGATGACAATGGAGCAGCAGTTCAAAATGAAACAGATCGAGAATGCACTACGATCTGATGATGCAAACAAGGAAGACATCATCACGATCTTCCTTTCATTACAGCATCAGAACTTCGTCCTCACCAACACCGTATCCAACCTAGTTAAGAAATGGCCAACTCCAATACCGAAGGTCCCAACTACTACCGACGAGGATCAATCCAAGTCTGGGATTTCATTCGGGACCAAGAGCTGAGCTTCCACCTTGGCAACGCAATTAAATACATCTGCAGAGCTGGTCATAAGGACAGCAGACGTGATGATCTACGCAAAGCAATTCACTACCTTCAAAACGAACTAGAAAATGACATCCTCCACCCGTCAGCAGCAAGCCGTCGAATTCCGGAAAAGTTTCCGGGTGAACAACAGTACTACGCCAGCTTCACGGACATTGCAGAGGCGTTTGATCGTTGAAGAGTTCAAAGAGTTCCTTGATGCTGAGAACCAACTAATTATGGGTCTCACAATCAACTCTGCTGAGTGTCTTAAAGAACTATCTGATCTGGTTTATGTGTGTTACCAGTACGCTGCTAATCTTGGATGGGATCTAGATGAAGCTCTGAATCGTGTTCATCAAAGCAATATGTCCAAACTGGACGACAACGGTAATCCCATCTACCGTGAAGATGGTAAGGTCTTGAAAGGACCGAACTATCAACCACCTAACCTTAATGATCTTGTTTGATAATGTCTAAACCACCTAAAGAACTAATCGCACGTACTGGCCGTGTACAAAGTTGGATTGATGATCCGACATCCCGTCTACCAGTTAGCTGTACCGTCTTCGTTGTAGAAGACACAATGGAGGGAGAAAATGGAATCGAAGCATCGTGGCGATTCGTTAGTCATGCTTTACGCTATGGAGCGGGCGTTGCAGTACACCTCTCCAAGGTCCGTCACAAAGGCTCTGAGAATGGCAAGGGTCTTGTGGCATCTGGCCCTGTTTCCTTCGCAAAAATCTACTCCACCCTCAACGAAATCTTGAGGCGTGGAGGAGTCTATAAAAATGGAGCTGTTGTATGTCATCTTGATCTCAGTCATCCTGATGTGCTTGAGTTTATCACTGCTAGTCGTAGTGAGCTACCTTGGGTTAAACGTTGCGTCAACATCAATGACCGTTGGTGGGAACTTGCTAGTCAAGAAGTCAAAGATGCACTCCTTGAAGGAATCAAGCGTGGTGACATCTGGCTCAACAAAACAAAGGTAGATCGTAATGGAAATCGAATCCGGGGTAACGTATGCCTGGAAGTTTATCTCCCAAGCAGGGGAACATGTCTACTGCAACATGTCAACCTCGGCGGATGTGAACTCGATGACCTTCAAGGTGCATTTGTCAACGGAATGTCCGAACTGTGTAGCCTTCACAGCAAAACAGGTGTTGGAGAAAGCGGAGAATACCTGCCTCCAGAGACTGATCGCCAAGTCGGTCTCGGAATGCTGGGACTTGCCAACCTTCTCCGACGCTATGGAGTAACCTACCAAGCTTTCGGTAAGGCTCTCACTTACCTGAATGCTGGTATCACTCCTGCTGAAGCTGATGGTGCATACGTGCTCGCTAAGGAGCTTCAGAGCGCCATTAAGGCGGCTGCAGAGGTGGCTAAGTTCAATCGTATGGAACGTGCCTTTGCCATCGCTCCTACAGCCTCCTGCAGCTATCGTTACACTGATCTCGATGGGTACACAACCTGTCCTGAGATCGCCCCTCCCATTGCCCGTCAAGTTGACCGTGATAGCGGTACGTTTGGTGTCCAGAGCTTTGACTACGGTCCTGTTGAGGTCGCAGCTGAAGTTGGCTGGGAAGCTTATAAGCGAGTAGTTGATGGTATCATCCGACTGCTCGATAGTACCGGATTGTTGCATGGTTATTCCTTCAACAGCTGGTCAGATGTGGTTACCTATGATGAGCAATTCATCGAAGATTGGTTAGCAAGTCCACAGACTTCTCTTTACTATTCACTTCAAGTAATGGGTGACGTTCAAGACAAGTCTAGTGCTTATGCTGCATTGGATGAAGGTGACGTTGACGCATACTTGGAGTCTCTTCTAAATGATCCTGCTCCTGATTGTAATTGCGGCGAATGAACCCCTATCAAAAACTACTTAATCGTAAACGTACATGGACTCCTGTCCAAACCACTGCTGGAAAACTAAATGAAGGTGCTGAAGAAACAATCTTCCGGGCTCTCGCTATCCGACACATGGAACTACCTGTGGGTGAGTTTATCCGAGATGCCATTGCCTCTGACGTTCCAGTTCTGGCGAGGGAACTACTCCAATCTAATATCAAAGACGAAGAAAACCACGACTTGGCTCTTGGTTATGTCGCCAATGCTCTTGGTACTGATGCGAAAGCTGAGGCCGAAGCACTTAAGCTTCGAGAGGCGTGGACTTCGCATCCAGATCACACGATGCTCAAAGCATTGGTTGCCGAGCGTGCAATTTTCTTCGTTCTACTCCCATTCTTTCGGTTTAATGGTGACGCTGGTCTCCGAACAGTAAGTGCAGACATCTCACGTGATGAACAAGTCCATGTTGCAGCGAATAGCTTGGTATGTAGTGAGCTTGGTCTCACTTGGAGTCCTTCTCTCGATAAGCTCAGGAAGGCAACCATTAATTGGGTTCTTGAGCCACTAGGTAGAAATACTAGTGAAAAATTTCTCGATAAAAATTTTTGGCTGGATGCCAGTGACCGTCTAATGTATGAGGGTAAAGCACCAGAGCTTTCTGATACAAAGCGAGCACGTATGCCTGCCTTCTTTGAACATGCAAACCCCAATCTCCCTCAGTATGCTTGAGACCCATGGTCTTCAGCTAACTTCTATTCTTCAACAACTTGAAGAGAACTTCCCACCAACTAATCCCCACCCGGATGACCCACACTCATTAATTATGTACCGCTCTGGCCAACGTTCTGTGGTCGAGTGGATTCAATATCAACTCAACGAGGAAAACAATGGCCAGTAGATCTCAAAGACGACAAGCCAGAAGGATGGCTGAAAAGGGTAAGACTCCCGAACAGATTCAACGTAGAACAAGTGTAGGTTCTGCGACTGCAAATCGTTATGTAGAAAGACGGGGACCGTCATCCAGTGGTGGAGGTGGCTCCTCTAATCGCTCCTCAGGTGGAGGTGGAGGTGGCTCCTCTAATCGCTCCTCAGGTGGAGGTGGAGGTGGCTCCTCCCGTACTACACCTAAAATCAAAGGTGTTGGTCAGGGCTTGAGAATCTCAGGTGGTGGTGGTATTAGCAAAGGTGAGCTTAAAACAATCCTAGGTGTATCTAATAAGGATCCAGGTAGAGTTATCGGGAAGCTCGATAAGATCAATAAAAAACTAGCTGGCAAAGATAAGACTGGTATTACCCTTAGGTCTGGTGCTGCTAATATGCTTATCAAAAAGGGTAGCAAACCTGGTCGCTCTTTTGATTTTGGGGGTGGAGCTATTGGTTCAACACTAGCAGGAATGATGGGAGATCCTGGTTCCCCTGGTACCTGGATTAAAGGTCAAAAGCAAGGTGTTAGAGAAGCTGTAGAGCCTACCTTCCTAGCTAAAGGTATGGACCTAAACCCTAAAGGTAAGGAAACTGTTAGAGGTGTAGGTAAGCAGTACGAACTGCCTAAGCGCTTCCGTGATGATACTACACCACCTCCT